GTTCCTAGAGACTTATTGCTCTTTCTTTTTATACACCATAGCTTTCGCTTTGCTAGGGGGTTTTATTATGTTCGGTTTTCCGTCCGATTGTTTCTGGTCGCCTTGTTGAGGTTTAAGTTCTGTAATTTTCTTGTGACTGTTGTTGTCACGGTTGCGTTTTCTTTTTCTTTTCTCCAAGGGTTTCTGCTCATCGTTTTTGGCGATTGGTACTGTTTCTTTGGCCGGTAATGCTGTGGCCGGCATTTCTGCCGGGACAACAACTCCATCAACCACGACCGCGACGTCTCTTGCAGACGTCGCGTCAATTTCATGGCAAAGAGGGGCCCGTAACATTGTGGTGAGTCCTGTGGTGGACTCCAACCAAATGTCAAACGTTTCAACGTCAAATCCTGGAAGCATAAGCTGAAATTCCGCGTCCATCCATCCAGTTCCATTTGTATTTGGATACTGTTCGGATTCGGCGAATTTTCCCCACCAGTGTCCAACTCCCAATTTGCGGTCGGTGCCGTCCCAATAGGAGACAGCTCGTTTACAAAATGGTCCGATGACTGGGGTATTTGCATCGGTAGACACGTAGCTTCGTGCTTTTTCAGCCAGTTTATCCTCAGGCCCCACATTATGGGGTAAGCTGACCGTAACGTGGAACTTACCGAGCTGTCGCTTGATATCACACATAGAGTCAGGACTTCCAAACCACACGTCTGGTGAGTAATAGCGAGCCAAGAAATTGACCCCTCTGTCGCCTCGCTGTACAAGCGCGGCTTCGAGGACGAGTCCGACTTTCTTGGCTGCCCAGGTATGATTGTCCGTGGGCAATCCCGGGTCAATGCCATCATCACCAAAGTGTAGTCCCAGCATTTTGAAACATTTTCTTGCGGAGTACCGGGCACTGGTCCCGGATCGCATATTTCTGTATGCCAGGTATGAGGTAAACGTTGCGCGTAAAGTTTGCGAAACAGAAGTTGCAGAGCAACCAGATCCGTGTGAGGGTCCTTGTTCGAAGGTGGTTCCAAGGGGTAGTGTCCCGATGTTACCTGCATTCGTTCTGAGTAGTTCATTCAACTCCGCCAGGTCGTGTTTAAAGGCCTTAGTAAACACGACCTTGTCCAATTGTCGCAAGGCATAAGTTATAGTGCCATCCATCCGGTGATAGTCGGATAAATTGACAAACTCAGCGCCCTCACAAATCGCGGCGACTCGCGTCGCTATTTGCAAAGGTGTCTTGCCGGGACCATACCAGTCAAATTTCTTAAGGTAACTCGCCATTGACATGGCGAATCTTCCCATTTGTAACTTGGGCTCGTCGGCATACTGTGAGATGTTTCTTGGGTCCTTGACGTCTGCATACGCTTCTGACTTAATGAAACATTTTAATTTTCTCGCAGCTACCACGGGCCCGTGCAAACAGGCTTTAAGTAATGATAATTTTTGGGCTGGGCGGGTTTGAGCGGCGCTAACCGTCTCAAGATCTACTGGAAACAAGGTGTTATCCTCCACAATGAATTCCGCGAATTCATTTATACATTCGAATACAAACTGTGAGTATGTTGGTTCAGGTTTCTTCAAGTCATTAATGCGTCC